TAAGCTTAAAACGTTTGGCGGTAGAGCATCCGGCCCTGCCCCACTGGTAGATCTATTTAACTTTGTTACTCATATATTTCAACACGCTAAAGGGCGTAAGTTATCGTCACTAGAATGTCACGACATCATGTGTAAGATAGGTGAGGTAGTAGTTGTAGGTGGAGTACGCCGTAGTGCCATGATTTCATTGAGTAATTTATCAGACGATAGAATGAGACATGCTAAGTCAGGCTCATGGTGGGAGAATAATCCACAACGTGCCTTAGCTAATAACTCTGTAGCTTACTCAGAGAAACCTGATAGCCTCTCGTTCATGCGTGAGTGGATGGCATTGGTTGAGTCAGGCTCAGGTGAACGAGGTATCTTTAATCGTCAGGCATCTAAGGTACAAGCGGCTAAGAATGGTAGACGAGATAGCAACTATGAGTTCGGGACAAATCCATGTTCGGAGATAATCTTACGCAGCCATCAGTTTTGCAATTTAACGGAGATTGTAGTACGTGCTACTGATACAGTAGAGACATTAGAAAACAAGGTACGCCTTGCTACTATCTTAGGTACAATACAATCGTCCTTCACTAAGTTCCCTTATCTACGTAAGATATGGCAACGCAACACAGAAGAAGAACGTCTATTAGGTGTGTCTATGACAGGCATAATGGACAACCCATTAATGACAACATCTAACAAAGGATTGGAGAATACTCTTGAATATCTCAAACAAATCGCCGTTACTACTAACGCTAAGTGGGCTGAACGTCTTGATATCCCTGTCGCTACTGCTATCACTTGTGTTAAACCAAGTGGCACTGTCAGCCAACTGGTTGACTCTAGCAGCGGTATTCATGCTCGTCACTCAGCCTATTATATTCGCACTGTACGTGGAGACAACAAAGACCCGTTGACACAGTTCATGATGGATCAGGGTATCCCTAATGAGCCAGACGTAATGAAGCCTGACCAGACTACTGTGTTTAGTTTCCCTATGAAAGCTCCAGAGGGTGCAGTAGTTACTGCAGACATGTCAGCTATAGAACAGCTAGAGATGTGGTTAGCTTATCAACGATCATGGTGTGAGCATAAGCCTAGCGTTACGATCAACGTTAAGAGTGATGAATGGTTTGAAGTAGGAGCATTTGTGTACAAACATTTTGATGAGATGTCAGGCGTATCATTCCTACCTTACAATGAGCACACGTATCAACAAGCACCCTATCAAGAGTGTCTAGCTACAGACTATCATATGCTTCTAGATCAGATGCCTGATAGTATTGATTGGGATAAGTTGTCTGACTATGAGCAAGAAGATAATACTGCAGGTAGCCAGACATTAGCTTGCTCTGGAGATAGCTGCGAAATTGTTGACCTAGTTTAATGAGTAAGATAGGTACAATGAAAGTTACAGAACTGACTGATCATCAAGATGATAGTGTTACATGCACCTTCGAACTAGATAATAAAACAACAGTATTAGCCCAAGAGTTAGGGCTGAAATTACTTTTATACTGTGGTGCTACAGGGACAAACTTAGATTATGTGTTTAAGTCTATCTTAGGAGAAACAGAGTAAATGTGGGTAGTGATAACTAGAAACGACTGTAACTTCTGTGATGCCTCGTTACAATTACTACGAGGTGTTGCAGGAAGTCAGGTAACAACATATAATGTTCAGTCATCAAGTAGTAAATGGTTACTAGCATTAATGCGTAAGTCAGGGTACACTACAGTACCACAAATATTTAAACCAGATGGCACTCACCTTGGGGGCTATACAGAACTAAAGGAATACCTAAGTGACAGCAGTAAGAAAACAGTTTAGTCCAGCATTATATGCGGCATACGATAAGAAAGCTAAGGATACATTAGTTGAGTTACTAGAATCAAAAGGACATACTATAGTTAATACCGAAGAGAACTATTTCGTAGATGTTGTCTCTCAGAAAGATGGATATACATACTTCAATGAAGCTGAAGTCAAAGTAGCTTGGAAAGAAGATTGGCCTACACATTGGGCAGAGATCCGTATTCCTGAACGTAAGCAACGTTTACTTGATAAGTATGAAGGTACTAATGGGGTGTTAAACTTCTATGTATTCCGTGAGGATATGAAACAAGTGTGGCGTATTAAGGACACTCTACTTACTAAGGAAAGTTTAGGTGAAGCTAAGGGTAGGTACATAAGGAAGGGCGAGTTGTTCTTTCATATACCCTACACAGAGGCAGAGTTAGTTAACACATGAAAGAGATAACAGTATCTAGAGACATGGTTAGCAAAGCTCGTGATAAAGCTACTGAGATGGGCAGACTAAACAATAGTATTACAGGAGGTCAGGGCAGTGTCGCTGGCTTCTTGGGAGAAGAAGTTGCTCGTCTTATAATAGGTGGTAGAGAAGCAAACACATACGACTATGATCTAATATTAAACAACGGATGTACGGTTGATGTAAAAACTAAACGTACAACTGTTCCACCTAAACGTTACTACGAATGTTCAGTAGCTGAACTTAATACTAAACAGAAGTGTGACTACTACGCTTTTGTACGTGTACATAAAGACCTACACACTGCATGGTTCTTAGGTGTGTACCCTAAGAGTAAGTACTTCGAAGACTCTACCTACCTAAAGAAAGGAGAGGTTGACCCAAGCAATAACTTTACAGTAAAATCTAACTGTTACAATCTACCAATAAGCTCACTAGAAGAATCACCAATATAGAAAGTCCACCTGTGAAATTAGAACAAGAAGCACAAGAGCACATCAAGGCTAGTAGGACTAAGTTCCTGTTAGAACTAGCCGACCATATGGAGAACGTGGAGTTGTTTTTGTGTAGTAATCTATGGGATAGTGCGGAGAGAAGTAATGCCTTAACAGCTTATACAGAGATGTATCTGTGGGCTAGACAATGTGCTGAGAGGCACGGAGTTAAATAAGAATAGAAGGGGCGGCTTGTGTCGCCCTTTTCTTTTATCTTTGAGAGCTTCTGATAAACTCAGATCTACTCTTGATACCTTGCTTACCTAACTTAATGTAGTACTTTAAGAAATCTATTTGATCAGATTCTAAATCAGCCATATCTACACTTAGCCCTAACTCACGCATAGCCGCTTGTAGTTCTGTTTCTTTTATACCACTACCTCGTTTACTTATGTCATATAGTTTACCCATACGTCTGTCTTCAGGATCATAAGTATTCTCTAGTGCACTTACTGTAGAATCTCTAGCTTCTTTTAGTATGTCTGCTAGTATACGTTCTTTAACTTCTAATGTAGAACTATCCCACAGGTTAGTATGTACTACATCTTTAGCGGCTCTATCTAAATAATGAAACACTATCTTATTAATATTATTCTGTACTTCAGGTATAAATGTTTTGATTTCTGTACGCCACTTAGGTTTACCTACGTCATTAAACATTCTTTCTATATTAGTTTGAGCCGCTACTTCTCTATAACCAAAGATGCGTCCTATAGGGGCAACTCCGGGCCGATCAG